GGGACGTACCCAATACAGATTGGATGGTGTCAGGTAGGATCGACGCTATCATTGATGATGCACTGATAGATGTTAAGTCAACGTCATCGTATGGGTACAAGAAGTACGCTACTGAAGGGCTCAACCACAGTAACGATACCTTCGGGTACCTGTGGCAGTTGTCATTCTATCACCACCACTACAAAGGTCCGTACCTCTTTGATAAGGACAAGACAGGGTTCGTGTGGATTGATAAGCAGAACGGACACATACTGTACGACAACGTAAGCTCTAAGCTGTGGAGTGATGAGGAGGTAGCTACTAAGGTAGAGACTCTAGTAAAGACAATAGAGAAACCGAAGCCGACTGACTTCAGGATAGCAGATGTACCTGATGGTAAGTCAGGTAACATGAAACTCAACACCAAGTGTAGCTACTGCGACTTCAGGGAGCACTGTTGGAAGGACAGCAATGGTGGTAAGGGACTGCGTACATTCCTGTATGGTAACGGACCAGCCTATCTTACCGATGTTAAACGAGAACCTAAGGTACCGGAGGTAACACCTAATGCCTGAGATGCGTGACACCACTGAAGCTGAAGAACTTCAGCATATGGAAGAGGAGTACTTTCAAATGTATGTTAACTTGATGGAACAGGACAGCCCGTTGGATTCCCTGACAGATCAGGAGATCTATGAGCGTGAGATAGATCCAGTGCTTGAGCAGCTACGTAGTAATGTCAATGGGCTGGCAGCCACGGACTACCCGTATGCTACCAATGACATCGACAGCCCTGACCACTACACTGCTGGTGGTATCGAGGCTATTGATGTGATCAGAGCTAAGCTGACACCCGAGGAATACCGAGGCTACCTTAAGGGTAGTTCCTTGAAGTACCTGCTACGTGCTAACTTCAAAGGTCAGCATGATAAGGACGTACACAAAGCTGTGTGGTTTGTGGACGAACTGTTCAATGTCACGCCGGAAGCGTAAGCCTAAGGAACCGTATCGTTCCTTGTATGAGGAGGATATAGCTAATGAGATCACACGACTCGGAGGACAGTTCAAGTATGAGGCTTACTCTTACCAGTACACACAAGCCATACGAGCTAACAGAGCAAGGTGTGCCGATTGTGAGTCTAAGAATCTTGTGCGTGAGGGCTGGTATACCCCTGACTTTTTTATGGCATGTGGTACAGTCATTGAGGCGAAGGGAAAGTTCACTGCGTCTGACCGTGCAAAGATCAAGGCCGTGGTATCTACGGTACCAGAGCTGGGGGAAAAGCTAGTGCTCATGTTCATGAGGGACAACAAGCTGAACCGTAACGCCAAGCAGCGTTACTCTGACTGGGCCGAGGCCAACGGTATAGACTACGTGGTAGGCACCACACCTAAGGAGGAGTGGCTATGAAAACTAATCCGATGAGGATACTGTACTTTGATATAGAGACAGCACCAGCCGAGGCTGTAGTGTTCGGGCTCCGTACTAGGTACATCAATCCCAATGCTGTACGACAGCCGGGGTACACCCTGTGCTGGGCTGCTAAGTGGGAGGGTGAACGTGGTATTATATATGGTGGAAGGGACATCGAGTCTGAAGAGAGTATGGTTATCAGGATGCACCGACTACTTATGGAGGCCGACGCTGTGGTCCACTACAATGGAACCAAGTTCGATATGCCTACGCTTAACCGTGAGTTCATCAAGCTAGGGCTACCACCTGTGTCCCACGTACATGAGATAGATCTACTCAAGACAGTACGTAAGAGGTTCAGGTTTGAATCCAACAAGCTAGACTATGTGTGTCGAATGCTAGGCATCGGGGCCAAAGAACAACACAAGGGCCTCAGCTTGTGGATCGAGTGTATGGAGGGGTGCAAGAAAGCGTGGCGTAAGATGCAGAGTTACAACAAGCAGGACGTAAGGCTACTGCCCAAGCTGTACAAGAAGCTGTTACCTTGGATAGCACAGCACCCCAACGTGGGGCTGTACCGTGAGAGCCAGCTACCTGTGTGTGCTCACTGTGGTAGTACGAACCTTGACGCACTGGATCAACCGTACACTACCAAGACACTTAGGTATCAGGCGTACCAATGCAACACTTGTCAGACCCCACTACGTAGCAACAAGAGTGAGGGTACTGCACAAGGACACCTGACTGTGAGGATAAACTGATGAGTAATAAGGCAGAGAACAAGCGGCTTCTTGGCCTTGCTCCACGCTGGACAGAACTGGTCGAAGAACTGGAAGCCGAGAATGAGCGGCTGGAGAAGCGCGTATCAGATGCTGACGAGTGTATTATGGAACAAGAGAATGAAATCGAATCCCTGCGAGCCGAGAACCAGAGGCTTCGCTGGCTAGTACTGGGGGATGACGATGAATAAGGAGGATGCAATTGTGTACTTGGAAGAAATATATGAGTTCTTGTGCGACAACTATGAAGAGTATGCCGTACCTGACCAGTGGATTAAAGCAATCGAACGTGTTATGGAGGAACTGTAAGTGGACTTATACCAACAATTCATACACAAGTCACGCTATGCCCGCTATCTTCCCGAAGAGAAGAGGCGGGAGACTTGGGAAGAGACAGTAGACAGGTACGTAGCTAACGTGATCGAGCCTCACGTAGGCGCTGGTAACACCAGTGCTGAGATACGTAACGCTATCCTGAGGATGGATGTCATGCCTAGCATGAGAGCCATGATGACGGCTGGCCCTGCCTTAAACAGGGACCACGTAGCTGGGTACAACTGTGCATACGTGCCAATAGATGATAGGAAAGCCTTCGATGAAATCATGTACATTCTATTATGCGGGACAGGTGTCGGATTCTCAGTTGAACGCAAGTATACCAGCCAGTTGCCCGATGTGCCGGACACCTTTTACCCTGCCGAAACAACGATTCATGTTGCGGATAGCAAGATTGGGTGGGCAAGTGCAACCCGAAAACTGGTGTCACTCTTGTACGATGGCTGCGTGGCCGAAATGGATTACTCTAAAGTCAGGCCGGAAGGTACACCCCTTAAGACTTTTGGAGGTAGAGCATCAGGTCCGGGACCCCTTAAAGATCTCCACAACTTCATTATTGCTACGTTTAAGGGTGCCGCAGGGAGGAAATTAAATGACTTGGAATGTCACGATATTGTCTGCAAGATTGCAGAAGGTGTTGTCTGTGGGGGTGTGCGTAGGTCTGCTCTCCTCAGCCTATCTAATCTACAAAGTGAGCGTCTTAGAACGGCTAAGCAGGGAACTTGGTACTATGCTGATCCTCAACGAGCCCTATCTAACAACTCCGTATGCTACACAGAGCGTCCAGATATTAGCGTGTTCATTAAGGAGTGGGCAGCACTCATTGAATCTCGATCCGGTGAGCGGGGACTATTCAGTAGGTATGCAGTTGAGCGGGAGCTGCCAGATCGCAGAGAAAGGGGATATGATTGGGGGACCAATCCTTGCTCCGAGATCGTCCTCAGACCCCGACAGTTCTGTAACCTTACCGAAGTAGTGGTCCGTCCAATGGACGACCTGTCGGATCTGAAGCGTAAGATCAGGCTGGCTACCATCATGGGTACAGCACAGTCGTGCTTCACTGACTTCCGGTACTTGGGTAAGAAGTGGAAGGACAACTGTGAGGAGGAGAGGCTGTTAGGTGTGAGCCTCACAGGTATCATGGACCACCCGGTCCTGTCTACTGTGACTGATACTCTTCCTAATATACTAGAGGAGTTAAGAGATCATGCAATTAAGATCAATGCTAAATGGGCAAAACAGTTTGGTATTGCTCCTTCAGCGGCAATTACGTGTGTTAAACCCTCAGGAACTGTCTCCCAGCTTACTTCAAGTAGCTCTGGAATACACCCGAGATACGCACCATATTATCTCCGAAGAGTTCGACAGCATAAGACTGACCCTATCAGTCAAGTCTTGATAGATGCAGGGGTACCACATGAGACTGATGTTACTAACGAGACACAATGGGTCTTTACTTTCCCGATTAAGTCTCCTGATGCCTGCGTCACGGTGGATGGAATTACAGCTATTGAGCAGCTTGAACACTGGAAGCTCTTCAACGAAGTATACTGTGAGCATAAACCCAGCGTGTCAATCTATGTCCGAGACTCTGAATGGATGGAGGTGGGAGCATGGGTATACAACAACTTCGACCATCTATCCGGAGTATCCTTCTTCCCCGTCGATGACCACAGCTACAGGCAAGCTCCCTATGAAAGGATTGAGCAGCAAGAATATGAAGCTATGGCGCGAGGCTTTCCGACAGCAATCAACTGGGATATTGAAGAAGAGATGGACAGCACTACGTCAAGCCAAGAGCTGGCCTGTGCAGGTGGAGCGTGTGAACTGTAAGGAGATATGCTAATGCCCCTTTATGATTTTAGATGTGAGAAGTGTGACAACACTTGGGAAGCTGTAGTACCAGCAGGTCAGGTGAAGGACTACCCACCGGAGTGCCCGGAGTGTGGCTCTAACTTTACCAAGCTGGTGTGGTTAAGCACACCCAGTGTTGACAAAGCAAAAGACCCCTACGATCTAATCGACGGGGCCTTCAATGATGGCAAGAAAATCTATGCCGGTAAGTATGCGAGGAGCAAGTGATGAGTAATAAAGAGAAGTACTTCTACGAATTGAATGGTAAGCAGGTCGAGGCCAAGGACTTTAAGGTTTACTTCCGTGATGGTACGGAGGAGACTTGGACTCAAGGTCCGGGGAAGCAGTATATGTGGGCTGTTGGTATGACGGGGGAGCTGAACATACAGGAAGCTGTGTTCCATACCAAGTTCGCTGCTAAGATCAGCGAGTCACGCATCCGGTGCTATGCTCACGAAGTATGGGGCGTAGTAGAGGTGCTTGATGATGAAGAATAAGCGAGCTGCTAACCTGTTAGTACCGGCCTATCAGTTCCTAGATGATATGTACGAGATCCTTGAAGAGTACGGTAACGAGTATGCTGTTGCCGTCCCCTTTGAGGCAAGGGATGGTACTGTCAAGGTACTCCACATCATGATAGAAAGCCCGGAGGATGGGCCTCACACCTCATTTCACTGAGGTTACCTGATACAGTAGGCCACCTATCACATCAACAAGAACTTCGTCGTCTGTTAGATCAGGACGACCAGCATAATGGAGAATAAAATGGACGACCTCATGCCAATATGTGTGCAGTATAACATCCTTACAAACACCGGATACGAAGAGACGTATGAGATTGAGACTGAAGTCAGCGTCTCCGAACTTACCCACATCTCTAGTATGGTCAATGATCACTTCGATGCGATGGCCGAATATCTCAATGAAGTGGGGGAGCCCTAAGCTAGCATGAGTCCAAGGGTTCGTCGTGTACGTTGATCCTAGACTCAAGCTCTCTGGCGTAGAGCTTAAGGGATAGGTCGTTGATGGCGAACTTGCGGAGGACGTTGGTTGGGACTTGGAGTTGCTCATCCGGTGTAACCTCTAACAGAACGGGACGCTCTGGTAAACAAAGGGGTGGTTCTGGAGGGGGTGCATGAGCACACCCACTACCAATCGTTAGGATTAGACAAGTTGTCAATACCCTGAAACTCATGCTTGATCTCCTCTTTCTTGACAGGATCTTCTTCCTTGTCTAGCTTTTCTTTAATCTTTGAATGTTCTTCTAACTCATTGAGGAGGTCCGTCTCCCTAGAGCGGAACTCCTCTTGGATCTTCTTCTCTTCTTTCTTGATTGTCTTGGCTTGATGAACCTGAGCTTGTAAGGTATCAGCCTTGACTTTCAACCTCTCATTCTGGTTCTTTAACATTGACATCCTAAGAAAGAAACCGAGGACTGCTATGATAGCAGCCCCGGCTAAAGCTAACTTAGCTTTCAGGTTTAGCCATAGCATTAGGCTTACTCACTATTCCACTATTGGTGACTGCTCTCAGTCCCATGTTTATAATATTGATACCGAACACTACCCAGATTATAGCAGTCTCGGGAAGGACTGCGCCAAGTCCAGCGAACAGTGTAGCTAAACCCTGCGTCATCATTATCAATGCTGACACTAGGTTGAACACCATAGTCTTTGACTGGTACCATTGCTTACTCGTCCTTTGATCCACCACCGGAACCTCCCGTCGGAACCCTAGGGTCCGGGTGCTTAGGCTTAGGTGCTTCCGCACCTTCCAACCTCTTCTTCTGTACTAAGTAATAGACACCATATCCTACTACCACCAAAAAACAAAATCCTACAAAGGTCATCATCCCCTCCTCGGTTCCTTCTTCTTAAGGAAGCCTAGCTTACGCAGCTTCCGGATTAACTTACACAGTTGACATTCCATAACTTACTCCACCAATGTATGTGCTGTAAGGCTGAACGTGACACTGTTGCCAGTATCAGCGATCTCTCTTACGGTTACAGTAGCGGTACCATCCAGACCACCGGCTACTGAGGTAGTCCATGTCCAATCAAGGGTACTGCTGATAGTGTACCAGTTCCCCGCACCAGTAGGTGACGAGGACGTAGAGGTAGGACCATCCCCTGTGTCAACTACGAACTCTGCCTCGTAACTGTCACCCACAGTAGCGGTCTGACAGGGGCTACTGATCCAGCCACCAGACCCGCCCCCACCTTGGGTGTCCCATGTACCATTCCTTAATAGACGGAACCGTACCTGTGCAGTACAAGGGTCGGTACACTCATCAGACATATTAGGGCTTGCGCCTGATAGTACGCAGCTAGTCCCTCTACCTAAGACAAAGAAGCCTAGCATTATGCGTAGTCCTGTCCGACATCACCGTACCACGTAGTACCAGCGTCCCATGTACGCATGACTACGATGTCTACGTCTCCGTTAGTAGTGGAGATGGTCGGGGCTGTACCCCCATCAGGCCACAATACAGCAGCCGGGAAGGTTACAGTGTACGCACTGGCACCCTGCGTGATCTTCCAGATACACTCACCGTAAGTACCAGAGGCCG